ATTCTCAATAAGGCGTGACTATAGATGATGACAGTGCTGCCAGTATCCATGCTCCTGTCCAATGTCCTGCGTACCTGTGCCTGATGCAGATACTCTGGACAAAGAAATGGACATACGCTGGGCGACCTTGATCGCAACTCCTTGCCACTGGTATTCTCAATAGCTCTGTCCTGATGAAAAACAATCAAACAGTGCTCGGGATATTTACTGTACGTCCCTGTATATAAGGTAGGGGTACTGGGGGGAATTGCGGGGCCATCTGGCGATATAAGGCTTGTTAAATTTATGTTATTTTTTTTAGGAAGGGAGAGTTACCTCCCAACCAAGTTAATTAGCTATAACCGTAAAATCTACGAGCCTCTTGACCGTCTTTCCAGACCCAAGCGAGTTTACCTGTTTGACGAGCTTCTAGCATACGGGCACGCAGACTAGTACGCTTCCAAGGCATAGGACCGTAAACATACGGATTAGTTTTAAGGCCAAGCTCAGACCACCAGTTACTTTTAGATTTAGCTTTAGACATGATTAAATGGATCCACGTGTAAGGCCACCGGAAGAACAGTCCAGCGCCTATGTAGGCTTTAATCAGTCAAACAGCTAACACAGCACACACACTAGGAAGGTGTTCCTGTAGTAGCTTATAGACCCCGTTAGCGATCATCCTATGTTCCAGTTGTGTCCCATTAGAGCACCGCAGTTGGCAGTAATGAATCCAGGACCGAATAGTACCGTTCATGTATAGTCGAGTAGGTGCAGCCATTGGTAGTACTTCTCTTGCACATTCCTTAGCTACCCCATCTTCTAACATCCTCTGATACAAGTTATAACACTGGTTGTAAAGCTTGATTGTCTCTTCAGTGTATTGATACCTCAAGTCTAGACTTAGATCATCAGTGCTATTCTGTCGGTTCTTAGTATCTTGTTTACGGAACTGTGGAGGAGCTGCTACTTCTGCTACTTCTGCATATCGTTGACTAAATTCCTGGAAGCTAAACGACCTATGCCTAAGGATCTGTGCTGCTATACTTCTAGTGGTGTTAATCTCTACACACATATTAACCATCTCAAACACACTCCAGTGACCGTGCTCTACACAGTACTTGAGGAGTTTAGGGGCAGTGTCATAGTTCTCTTGATTAGCTGGGTTAGAGACCCTAGCACAGTAGGAGATTATGTTCTCAGCATCATTCGTGATGTGGACTAGTTTAACACTATGGGTCATTGGTGGTGATCGTTTTGGTAGATAGAGGTAGCAGTGATATCATCCCAGGCAGTAGGGATATAACGATTCCTAGTACTTATCGTATATTCAATATCCAAGTAATCGCTACTGTTACTACGTATCTCATTAAAGGTACGGGGATGACGGAATTGATTACGTAATGGTTGCTTACGATATGTTCTACTCATTCGTTAACGGAGGTGAGGGAGAGTTAATAACAGTAGAGACAGTAGTGGGAGGAGCTTCGCTCCTAATCCCTCACAGTACTCACAGTATTAACCTTAATAGTGTGGGTTAGTGGAGGTTTTGTGTCTTTTGTGTTATACAGTACTTACGGTAATAACCGCCTTCGGCGCGTTATACAGTAAAGAAGATATAACCCCCCTTAGAAGACTTACGTTAACTTCCCCAAGGTTAACTGTCTAAGAGGTAATAGTAGCTGGTGAACATAGATAAAGAAGGAAGAGATGTGTCTTAGTTTACTAAGGCATGTCTCTTCCTAACTTCGGAAGAAGTGGTCCACCCTCCACATCCCCTTAATCGGGTGGTGTCTTCCTAAACCCACGTAGGAATAGAGCTTTTTGTCTTACCTCTAGCCTTGCGTCTTTGGTCTAAATTCATACCCATAACGAGGTGGTTTGTAGCAGCTACTGGGTCATCTATGAATGTGTCTAATATGTCTTGCCACTCTTCTTGTTTACGCATCTTAACAGCTTCATAAGCAGAGATACCCATAGCATCGATGAAGTATTTAACACCTTGTGCTAGTGAGTCTAATCTGTCGTCGTGTTTAACGGCACCTTTCTCCCGACACATCCTAGACATTTGGTAGAAGAGCATATACAGTAAACGCTCCTCAGGTGCTGCGTCTTTATTGGAGTTATAGTCCCACTCTACCACCGACCTATCCACGATTAACCTATGCTGGTTCATCACGGGTTCTAGGGTATCAATGATACGATCTTCTTTACGGACATTAGCACGTACTTCCTCAACATCTATTGCTTGTTTAGTTTGTTGGAGGTGCTTCTTAAACAACTCTGCGACGATACCGTCTCCGAAGTTTGTTTCGACAACAAGTTTGGTAACGTTATAACGCTTACACCCACGAAGGATATCTAGTAATGTAGAATCACTGTATCCATCCCTGTATGCTCGTACTTCGTGAACGTAGAGAAAGCCATTCTTTTGTGAGATGTATGTTGCTGCTGTTTCATCAGTGCCCCTACCACTAGGGTCTACTGAGCATATAGTTTCACTGTAGGCACTCCACTCCCCTTGTAACTGCATCGGACTATAAAAGTAGTCTCGCGGCAAACCTACTGTAGGAAGATCTTTAATGATATTTTTAGGATCACTGCACCAAACTATGGCGTCAGGAGCCTGTGTTGGATTAACTGATGTAATAATAAGATCTTCAAACTTGAGAGGAAATTTCTCAGCATCACTAAGACTGGTATCCAGTTGAAATTGAAGTTGAAAGTTGGAACGTCCCATTGAAGCCTCACGATCCAAAAGGTCATCATGAGAGAAACGATCAGGGTCAGTAGGTTCACCCTCTTTAGCCCCCATCTCCAGGTCTTCAACAATCTCCTGAGCTAGGAGACCTTCATATTGTGATAATTTATCCTTGGGTGGGTATCTAGCGGGCCAAACAAACGGGCGATAGTTACGAGAGGCTAGTGTGCGATAAATAGTAAAGGTAGTCTGTGGTGTACCCAGGTAAAGGATTCTGGAGTCATCTTTAGGTGTAAGGATAGACTCAGCCTCAGTACAGAGTTGCAATAGCTTCTCCCTCATCATCTCAGTCATACTGTTGTTTGGCACCTCCACATCGTCTGCAAGGATGATGTCAGCTCGGCTACCAGTCAACTGTCCACCGATACCAACACTTTTAACTGATGGAGCTTGGTGAGGTGTACAGTTAACGTCAAAGCTGATACGACTCCAACGAGCATTATCATCTTTTGGTTGAAGATGCCTAAGCCAAGGTGTCTCTATGATCAGTTTTTGGAGCCAGATAGATTGGTTATCTGCCCTTTCTTTGCTGGCAGAGAGGATCATGATCTTCTTCTCTGGGTTGTTGAACAAGGTCCAGAGAACAAAAGCTCCAGCCAACCACGACTTACCAACTCCACGAAATGCGCTGATCATCAATCGTTTGGGACCATACTGCAGGTAATCGCAGATAGCCAGTTGAGCACGAGTTGGGGGTGGGAGACCAAGCTCTGCCCAGATAGCAGCAGCGAAGTACTTGAAATCAGTCCTTAGTAGATCTAAGGTACTGTGCTGCTCTTTCGAGGAGTTCGGGGTTGTCATTCATTAAACCTAAGCTTACATTGCAGGGGTGGCATAGAAGTCCTCTGACTTTGCCTGTTGTATGGTCATGGTCAACCACAAGTCGACCTTTATCTTTTCTTCCTGAGTCAGGTTTGCCGCACAGTCGGCACTTGCTGTTCTGTACCTCTAATAGAATATTATATTGATCACGAGTGATGCCATACTCTCTAATGAGCTTTCTTTCATTCATACAGTGTTTACACCAATGTTGAAGTCCGTCCCTAGAGTTCTTATTTTTAGAGAAATCACTAAGTGCCCGTTCTGCGCCGCAGGAACGGCATGTTTTAGTCATGTGGTAGAATGTACGTAAAAGCACCTAGAGGCCCCTTGTAGAGGCTCCTAGGTACCAATGGTGAAGGTTTAGTCGGCAAGCTTTAGCCAGAACGGTGTCCATAAAGGTGAATCTTGCACCCTTTCATTTGTTTCTCGCTCAATCCCACCATACATAGCACTATTCCTATTGGAAGGAGATAGTGGATTTTGGCCAATAGTCAATCTCCCGGAAGAAGATGCTGAACTACTTGGCGGTCTGGAAGATGTAGGCTTAACTCTAGAAGGAATTACACGAACAGGTTTAGTAGGGATGACCCTAGGTGCAGGTTTAGGGTTAGGTTTAACATTCGGTGTGTCTGCTAGTTTAGCTTTTGGTGCTGGAACAGGTATCCACTTACCACCACTCCACACAACAGGTTTACCATTTAGGACAGCAGTCTGACCTGCTTTTGGTTGAGGTGCAGCTGCTGGTTTAGGTTGTGGTACAGGTTCCCTGTTAGCAATGGCTGCAGCTATCTGGCTTGGTGACGGGCGAGTCTGAATAGGATCAGCTCCGCTCAATCCTTTATCTAGTCTACTAGGAATGACCCTAGTAGGGGTAGTAGGCATTAAATTAAGATTTCTACGAGCTATTCTCCCTTGATTTATAATCTCAGTTACCTTTTTACCTTGAGCAATAGCAGCATTACCACCACCAGCTGTAAACTCTTTCCATTGAAGTGGTGTAAAATCTTTTTCAGTGAACTGATAAGTGTTTTTAGCGATAGGAGTGTTAGGAGATGATGTAGGATCAAGGTTTATTGACTGTTGATCTAACCAAGATTTAGCAATAACATTTCTAACATTTTCAGTGTATGCTGCTCTAGCACTGTCATCCTTAAAGATTCTACCAGCCTCTATGTCCTTACGAACACGCTCTTCAGCTAATTGAGAACTTATTTGAAACAGCTTATCAGCTTTAGCCGGTACAGTTTCTGGAGGTGTGTTGATTACACCACCCCTAGTAGTAGCAGGCCCTACAATATAGGTTTTGCTTCTACCTGATCCACGACTACCATATATCTCTGAACCATATTCATCAGCAGCCATCATTAATTGATCAGGCACTCCGGGATATAACCGTTGCTTTCTTAACTCCGGGTCCCGATACCAAGCAGCAAATTCAGCAGTAGGAGGAGCGTTAACTTCAAATAAAATGTCTGGATGAATCCTAGGATTATTAGATTTTCCAGCATGACCATATACATTGTAAGAGCCAACCTCACCCCATATATTATCACTAGCTAACCCTGCATTAGATTTAGAAGCGGCAAATCCGTGACCACGGTGAACCTGCTTGCCGCTATCATATACATCAGGGCTACCCTTTGGAGGACCACCTAACCTTTCTCTAATAGCATCTCTAATAGCGTCAGCCTTTTCCTTACTACTAACAATACTTAAATCGTGTTTATTTTTTGGACGATCACCCCACTCATCTTCTTCAGCAAATACTGCGTCTTCCAACATTTGTTCGGGGCTTTTTAATCTAGGACCTTGAGCCCTTTCAGCCTTTTTGTTAATTTGCAATAAATCTGCAATAGCTTCTGGTTGAAGATCAGTTGAGATTTCCCTAAAATTAATGTAGTTACCAGCACCATAACGTTCATACTTAGAAAAATAGTATTTACCGTTAGTGTTCTTAGTGTTTAGATTAAGTTTATTTCTAGTTTGTTGCTCTGTAAGCTTAAGTACTTCAACGTTGTAGCGAAACTCATCGTTAATTTGTTCCCAGCTAGTATAGCGATCAGGTATGGCCCCAATTTGCTGTAATGCAGCTAATTTTTTAGGAGACTGATCTACAGGACGTTGACCTATTACTGGCCCACTAGATCGTTGATAAAACTCTTCCTGTGCTTGAACATCTAAGTCACCACGTTTGCGCGGTTTATTTTGTGGCGCCATCAATCAGCTCCCAACTACATTGTCCATGCTATTCTTACGCTTACGCTCCTCACGTTCCATAATCTCACGTTGACGCTGATTACTCATCATGTCCTCACGACCTGCACCACGAGGTTGACGGGGCTTAGCCTTAGCCTTGGGTTGATCTTCCTTTTTCTTAGCCTTGTATTCACCAAAGGCAGGACCCATGTATTCCTTACCATTGGGTGCATCTTTAACGGTGGCTGAACCACCCCTAGCTTTACCCTCCAGGTCCTTAGATGTGATATTACCTTTGTTTTGCATACGAGACATACGAGCAGCATCCATTCTTCGACCGAACTCTTTGATGCTCTCTACTACGGATCCACGATTCTTGTCTTGATCCTTACCTTTACGTGTCATTGCCATAATTAACGAATGTGTGATAGAATTAATGTTTCCCTATTAGTAGGACCAAATGTGTCCCTCATCCATTGTAGCCAATTACTACTTCCTTTAGCCTGATTGCATTTCCTACAGCTGGGTACCAAATTTGAAGTAAGGTCTTCGCCACCAAAACACTTAGGGCGAACGTGATCAAGTGTAAGTTCATGTAGTTCATAAGTTTCTCCGCAGTATACGCATTGACAATTAAAGTATTCCTTAATTGCACGACGGTGTAGCCTTTTTGCTTCAGAGCTTGTCATCGTTATTAGGTTGTGGAGGTAGTGATCAGGACTAGGAAATAGCGGTGTCACATTACTGATTAAAAAGGAAGAGTCACACCAAAGATCTTCATTGGTTGGTTGGCCTTTGGTTTAGGTTTAATTGACATGGGAGCAGCAATTGGATACGCTTGATTGAGTTGCTGTGCATAGTTAGCACGGCGATCCTCGTGTGGCTCACCAGGCCTGAAGTAGTTCCTACTGAAGTACACTGCTTGCTCTTGTGGCGTACCTTTTGTAGGAGCACGTTCAAAGGACTGTGTGTACCCGACTAATGAGTTACCATTGGGATCGTAATCACCACGGTACTCCTTAGCCATGTACTGTAGTTGAGCATCAGGGTTATTCCTGTTTGGATACCTGCTGGCCCACTGGTCATAAGCAGTACGCCTAACACCAGTGAATTGCCCAGCACCACGACCTGCCCCACTGCCACCCTCGACAACATCAAGGTTACTAAGGTCAGCAGATCCAGTCTCTTGGATAAGGTTAGCCGTGAAACCAATGGCTTGGTCCCTAGTTAGTTTGGGGATACGACCATTACTCCACTTAGACATCGTACCGTCAGTCAGTAACTTAAGGGTACGAGCAATCTGTGGAGACGGTTTAATCTTCAACGCCTCAGCCATACTTCTTACCCCGACGAGGTCGAGTACGATTAGCCTTCGGGGACTCTAACTTGCCCTTATTAGGACCCGTGTGGCTGGCATCTTTACCGTCACCATTACCATAAGTACCAAGCTTACGGTTCAGTTTATTAGCGTTAGTACGGATCTTAAGACCCTCCTTTGTCCGATTGTATTCGGCTTGTTGCTTAAGACGCTTAGCCTTAGCTTTAGGGTTATTCTTGTAGTAACTAGACGTGCGACCTGCCATATAACCTCTTTTGGATAAGTTCAGGGTCTACCTTAGGCATGATGGTTGCTAGTTTATCAAGGGGGTTACCATCATAAGCAACACCGCTGATGTCGTTTTTAGTCAACCAATCACAAGCTGCTTTAAGGTCAGCAGTGGAGGCTTCACCGCTTTTAATTCGGTCTAGAAGCTCTTTGGTGACAATGTTATGGAGTTCATTAAACATGTCCTCCGTTGCTTTTTTGTTAGCCATTACGTAGTACGATTTGATCTAGTTTATTTTCGATGCGGATCATGTGATCCTCCATCTTTTGTAAGGCGTTAGCTAGCTCTTGTCGTGGTACGTACTTCTCAGCTAGACGTAATTCAACACCGTCAATACGCTTGTCAATTTGATCCATACGTGAGGTAGATCGTGAATTGATAGCCAAGACGCCACCGCTAACACCGATAACAAGGGAAATAACCCCTGTAACAGCTGCTTCAATCATTTCTTTTGGTTGATGATGTTTATCAGTTTAGTGCTATAGTCAGGATCGGTGGCGTATCTCTCTTGGACTAAAAGCCTACAACACTCCTCTATGGAAGAGGCACGGTTGACTCCCCTATAGGTTTTGTAGTCCTTGTACCAGCGTTGAACTAAGTACGACACACAGGATTGTAGATCAGGGAAGTTAAGGAAACCAGCAGTAATGGTGATCCACTTACCATCAATGAACTCCTTTGTCTCATGGTCAGTACCAGAACCCTTAAGACCAAAGTAGTTATGGGTACCGGAGGTATGCTTACCCCAACCACTCTCTAATGCCCACTGAGCAGCTACTACTTGCGGGAACTTAGCACCTGCCTTAGAGGCTGCAGTGATCACTCCCTCCCAGGTGTTAGTAACGGTAGTGGTAGGTTGTGGCGTGTTAGTAGGTCTGAAAGTCATAAACCAGCCAGTACCTTGACCTTCTACTTCCCAACGAGGTAGCCAGTTCTTCCAGGAGTAGCTAACGTCTTCACCTCCCTTACCAATAGTAACGTACCCTCCGTTGACGTTATCCATCTCACCGTAGGGGTCATGGAAGACACCATGTTCTCCCGTGTCACCGATGAGTAGCATCCAGTGCCCACCACCAACGGGGTTAGATACATGTCCCTTATGGAGGATACCAGTCGCAACTGGATAGCCGTTCTTAAGTTCGTTAATAAGGTTTTGACGTGTGCCATTGGTGTAGAAAGAAGCAAAGACACCATACTGCTGACAGGCTTTGACTTGACTTGTAGAGGTTGTAGTATCTCCATACTTCAGCACTGTACGGAGGTAATCATCATCAGCATTACTACCCTTGAGGGCATCAGGTAGGAGATACTTGACAGCCATAGCACACGTGGAGCTAAAGCACATCCGATCTCCATGACCTGTTGCACTATCTGTTTGGGGGTAGTACTGCTTAACAGACAGCAGTACCATGGTGATTACTTCCCTCTAAACGTACGACGAATACGACGCACTGTGTCATCCTCAGTACGTGTCTTGCTGAAGTAAGCAGCAGCCATAGAGATGGCCTGGGTAACGCTGTTGGAACGACGCTTCTTAGTCATACCTAGATACTCAGAAGCGATAAAAAGGATAAAGAAGGCAAGCGTCTCATAGGACACTTTGATGCCTAGAATGGTGATCATGATCAGCAATCGGTAGCGCCAGCGAATTCAGGAAGAGTTTTGAGGTGCAGGTAGGCTTGTTTAATCGGGTTGGGACCGTCAAGGTCAATAGCAAAAACGTACTCTTGCTTTTTAAGCAGGGCTCCACCTTTCTCCTTAAAAATTCCCAGCGCAAAAGAGATAGTTTCCTTAGAACCACTGAAAGAAGTCACCTTTAAATAGGCATCTTCAAAGATTGAAAACTCTTGAAAGTTATTTACAAGAGTGCTGGTTTTAGTGAGGGCCATAATTAAGTAAGTTGTCGGATAAATGTAACGTTCATATGGGTGTCTGCGTCAACCGTATAAGTACTAGAACAGTTAGTATTTAAAGTAACTGAATCTCCATTAGACAATGAAATAAAAGCTGACAAAGAAAGGCTACAGCGTCCAGTAGAATCTACAATTGCTCTGCCAAAAGGTGTAGAACCGTTCCTTACAAAAACAGCAATAACAACATTAGGACTAGAACTGATATTTACTTCTGCTGTAAATTTATATAACCCAGGCATGTCAGCAACAAAAGCATTTGTTCCAGTGTTAAATTCACCACGGTTGTCAAATGTTGTTGGCGTAAAACTTGTAAAATTAACAGTGTTTGAACCAATCAAGGAAGTCCTAGCTGCACCAGTAGATATATCTAAAAGTGACTCAAATTTTGCATCTTTTACATATGGCCTAAATCCTGTATTAAAATAAATCGCCTTCTTGCCTGAACCACTCAACCATGAACCGCGAATATTGTTATCTGTAACCGTAACATCATCAGCATTGATTAAAATTGCCGTACGAGCAACATTGCTAGTAGAGATAATAGTGTTACCAGTTACATGAGAATTGACGGCTGAAACATTTATGCCCCCGCCGTTAAGTTCAGACGTTGCTGGAAATCTTCCAGAAAGAAAATTGTTAGCAATTAAAATCCCTCTACTAGATCCTGCGGGAAGTGAAACACTTGCATCTTGACCAATGATGCCCCATGTATTATTGGTAACACTTGAGCTTTCCAAGAAGATGGAATTATCTGTAATCGTGTTGCTGCCTCCAGTTGCCCTAATGCCGATAGCACCCGCTGTGTTCTTGGTATTATAGCTGCGAATTAAATTGTTTGAAATTTTATGATATTGTGCATTGAAGCCTGAAACCTGCGGAGCATTAGTTGCTATGTCAATACCATTTCCACCAATTTTAACAAATTCGTTGTTGTTTATTTGCCAGCCAGCAACCCAATCAAATATATAAATACCCTCATTGCGTGTTGTATCAAAAACATTATTAGCTACAATTATCCCTTGAACTGCATTCCAAGAGTATGCATAAACTCCTCCATTGGACAATAGTCCTGTTCCAGTATTTTTAATTATGTTTCCAGTAACAAGGCAGCTATTTTCGCTATCATCAAACTCAATACCAGAATAATACCCAAGATAGTTAGCCTTGTCTCCGCAGTTTTGAATTATGTTATCAACAATTTGTACTTCATCGCAACGATAAATTTCTATACCATTGTACCAACTGTTTTTAATGCGGCAGTTTTTAATCAGTAAGCCACGAACGTCTCTAGCATAAATTGGATATTGATAGTTGTCAGCAGCCCAAATTGATGCACCAGTAGTGTTGTTTGGCCAAGTGCCGCCCCATGTTGCATAGTTTGGCCCATAGGTTGTACCTCCATCCACATTAGTATTGTAATCACAATCTAAGGTGAATCCTTCGATAACAATGTTTTCTGCTACATAAATAAACTGATCGGCTGGTACGACACCAGGCGTAGTAGGGTCTTTTACTGCTGGAAGAACATTATTGAAAGGTATAAATGGTTCAGGAAAACTACTAAAAATATTAGTCCAAAAACCACTTGCTTTGATAGTTGTAGAATCACGGCCTGCTCCTAGGTGTACCACATTAAGTCGAGGTGGGCCTGAATACGTAAAAGTTTCTATATCGTAGTTGTCTAGACGAATAGCCCTGGTAATTTTATAGGTGCCAGGGGGATAATAAACAGTGCCACCACCTAGGTTGGCAACGTACTTAGTTGCTCGGTTAATGGCCAAAGTGTCATCCGCCACCCCATCACCAACAGCACCGAAGTCCTTAACACTCACCACATCTCGCAGCTTTGATTCAACGGTGCGCTGCATAGCACCAGTACCAGCCTGTGTGAACGCAAGTTTAGAGGATACAATTCCCGCACTAGCGTTTACTTTGGAGTTTGTGATAACACCAGAATCGATAGTAAATGTTGTACCGGAACCAGAAACAACAATATCGCCCTTGTCTCCATCTCCAATTCCATTAGCCACAATGTCGTTTACATATGCCCTATTGACGGCATCAGTATCAGATGTTGGTGCCGCAAGGTTATCAATTTGGAACCCATTCATATTGATTGGACCAACCATTGGGTTAGAACCATCAACATTAAAGGAGTTGTTATTGACTTCCTGTGTAACGTACAGGTTCTGCGTGAAGTTATCGTTCAGGTCCTTAGCTCGAATAGCAGAACCAGAAGAGAAGACAGCTGACAGTGCCTCATCATCAGTATCACGATAGATACGAATGGAGGTTCCATTAGCAGGTGCATTACCTGCAGTAAATAGAACCTGACCACCTGTCTTAGTTGTATAGTTAAGGCTCTGTAGGTTATAGTGAGTACCTGCAGTTTTCAGTACTCCACCAACAGTAACCTTAATATCAGTAGATTCAAGCCACTTAAAGGTAAAAGAAAAGGGTCCCAAGTTGGACCCATTACCAGTGAATGTATTTTGTGTAGTTGCCATTTAGGGTTATCGGTACATTTGGGTTAGTCGCTCAATCTCTGCTTTACGACGATCAGCAGCCCTGGCAGCGTCATCAATACGACCCTGTTTCATAAGGTTCTTATTGGTCAGGGATTCTTGAATAGAACGCCACATCGGTTCATTCTCTTGCTGCATACGCATCTCAGCTGCTTTTTGAGCTTGAGACATGATATCATTCATCACTGAATAGACTTCACTTTGAGCTGCTTGGATCTCCTCAGATGGACGACCCTGAACACGCATAGCACGAATACGATCTAGCTGATCGTTATACTTCTTGTTCTTACTGAGTTTGTCAAACTCCTTCCACAGTTGCTGCTCACCGATGTACTTATACAGTACTTCACGTTCCTGTGGGGTGTATTCATGATTACCAGAAGAGTCTTTACGAATCATCTGAACACCATCCCAACCGCTATCAATAAGCCACTGACGCCAAGGCTCAGTACCTTCACTAATTTTGACTGGGTTAACAGCATTAAGAGCACGCAGGACTGGGTTATCGATGTCGTTGAGTGGCTTGCCTGTGTAGATATCAATCTGCTCAGGCAGTTGACTAGAGAAGCCAGGGACCCTATTGGTTACATAACCCACGAGGTCATTGTAGATATCCTTCTGGGAGCTTGTGATGGCATTATTGACAACACCAAGCGCACCGGACATAGGGATAGCAGCTCGTACTTCATTAGCAAGGAAACGTGTAATAGCAGTTTCATCACCGTTAGCAACAGCTACCACAGGCTCAAGACCAGCTACCCAGGACTTATTGACAAAGGTAGCAGAGAGTGTCCACGCCAACTTATCCACGAAGGACTCAGTGAGAGTAGAACCAATGTCACGGGAGTAGTAAGCTAGGTCACCAACAAGAGTCAAGATAGTATCAAGGGGTTCATAGCCAGCATAGCTCACCCACTTACCAGCAACATTGATGGTCTTAGGTTGCCAGTTAAAGTTATCACGGAGCTTCTTACGCTCACCAGCATTAACAGGACCATTACCACGGATGTTACCACCAAGGGCATAGCCAAGCATAGAGGAAGACAGCAGTGCACCGAAGGCTACACGACCACGGTATTCAGCCTCAAGGCCCTTGAAGATAGCCATACCATTAGGTACACCATCATACGCAATACCGTGCTCCATGAGAGCGTCTTTGATCTTATCGATGTCATCACCAGCCCACAGTACTTTGGAGTACCTGTTCATACCAGGTAGAGTGGCGATAGGTGTGTAAGACATAGCAGCCTTGATACCATTAACGCCAGTCTTGGGGAACATGAAGAATGGCTTGAGGATAGGCAGTTTATTAATACCACGAGTCAACCACATAGCAGTCTCATCGTCAAGGTTAAGTGAAATCTCTCCAGCAGCATTCTTAGCAGCAGCGTCGGTAAGGTTACCGAGAGCATCGAAGGACTCATCATAAGCCATCTTCTCAGCTCTAGCCAGCTGTTGGGCTAGCTCAGCTCCCTTATAGCCAATACCAGAGATCTCATCCCAAGCCCTAGCACGAGCCATCTGAGAGGCTACAGTAGTCTGTACAAAGGAGTCAGCACTAATCATTGCATTGGTGCCATACTTAAACCACCGCCAGTTACCAAGGTCATACATGAACCTAGCAAAGCGATATTGAGCAAGACGACCCCAGTTACCATCCTTCTCCCATACCTGTTCCATATCGGCCAAGGTGTCCCAAAGGTTAGGGTTGTAGTCAGTAACAAGGTCTTCACGTGCTAGTTCACGGAAGTCCATCTGCCCATCATTGCCCCACTTACCATTGTTCCAGGTACGCTTAAACGTATCCCAGGAATCGTTCAGTGCACGCTTATTAGTCTGCCAGAATGAGCCATAGACATGGGTAGCCTTACGGAGATCATCAACAGTGTTACGACCCATCAATGCACCGATACCAGTACCAAGATATGCGTTACTAGTACGAAGAGTAAGAGCAACAGTGTTACCAGTAATAGCTTTGAGAGCAGAGATACCAGACAGCATGTTGTTGTAACGAACTGCCCATACACCTTGTGCAAAGGCATTCAAACCTTCATCACCACTCTTAAGAAGACCCATGGGGCTAAGTTGCTTAGCACTCCACTTCATCAGCTTATCAAGAGTATCTACATCACCCCTAGTTAACGCAAAGGCATCAATCAAAGGTTGAGCAGCATCAGGACGATCCCTAGCAATAGTACGAATCATATCCCGATAGCCTTGGGCTTGGAGATTCTTCTCTTGTACCTTAAGGTCAAACTGTTCAGTGATCTGCCTAATAGCTGATTCTTTGTCAGGTGCTTCTTTGAGGAACTTCTGCCAACGATCTTGGTTCTTAAGTGACCAACCAGCGATGTACTTATTGAGTGCATACTCTTCCATAAGGAAGGCTAATCGATCACCAAGCATCTCAGTAGTACGGCTAAGGTCAGCACTCTCAGGGAATGCCTTATAACCCTCAGCGATATCGGCAATCTCACGTCCTACGGTATCCATAGCACGAGCTGATGTCTCAGTAACAACTTGACCGATGTACTTATCAGTCAATTCACGCATAGCAAAGCCAATAGCTTCTGCTTGGACATCGTTGACGTACTTGATAGAACGACCATCAAGGAGGTTCTTTACATCACGGTTATCAAGGAAGAGGTTCTTGAGGTCAGATACCTTATCAGTACCGATGATGTCATTGTAGATCTTCCAGGCACCATCACTCATCTGAGCTTTGGTGTACCTAAAGCCATCAACAATAGCATCAAAGCTACCAGTAGCACGAGTGCCTTCAGCTAGGTCCTCGATAAGGTTACGGGATACAGCATTGCCTTTACTGAGGTCATAGTAAGCACGCTCAGAAAGGATAGGAGCAGGTGTACCACTAGTGTTACCTAGCTTGATAGCAGTGGTATCTGCCATGTTACGAGCGATATTACCAGGAGGGATACTAAGAGCAGCAGTAGAACCCTCAGGGAACATAGTAGGAGTGACCATTGGATCAACACCACCAGCCCCTTCAGGATCGTCCATAAGGCGTCCCTTACCTACCTCATCGATCTGACTATCACGGCTTACCTGTTGACGCTCTACAAACGATTCTAGAGGGCTCTCAGTGAGATCTGATGCACCAGTGTTAGCGTACTGTTGGCTGAGATTACTAGATTCACCATCTAATGCTTTGATCTGACTATCTAATTCATTGATGATTTCCAGCTGTGCTATACGTGTCTCTGGATCAAGAGCAGGGGTAGCAGCTATTTGATCAAGCTGCTGTTGGAGTTCCATACGTTGAGTATCGATCTCAGACAAACGAGTAGCAGTAGCAGCATCAGCGTTAACCACCACCTCAGAGGACATGAACTCCTTAGCTGCTGTATCATTAGGCTTAAACCAATCCATCACTCCACGACCTGCAGCCATGGAATAACCAATGATGTCACCAACGATACTAATACCAGCTGATTCGTAGATGTTCTTCTGACGCCTTGCTTCAGGAGAGTCTGTGTCCTTCACCACAAGGGCATCAGGAACAGGCAACCAAGGTGCTGCCTCTTTCACAATCGTCGATACTGTCTCACCTTCAGATTGGTCACTGATAGCGTTAATAGCAACATCACCAGCAACGTTAATACCAAGAGAAGAGAGACCACGAGCAACAGGACCACCAGCCATGCCAGCAGTACCAATACGTGATGCAGCGCCAACACCAATAGCAGGAACAAGGACAGAAGATACTTCCCTTACCTTTTGAAAGCCAGGGTTCTTAAATTTAGTCTTAGCATCCCAGGTATCATCAATCCACTCAGCACCAGGAATACGACCAATGGCATCCATACCAAAGTCAATGATACCCATACCAACGGATCCAAGACCCTCAAGGGTGCGTTGAGCATAGGTACCAAGATCTTCACCAAGGGTAGCATTAGGGTCACCACTACCATACATAAAGCCACTACCAGGGTTAAGTGGTTTCTGTGGTTGTTGACCACCACCAGTAAGCTGTTGGGTAGCTTGTTGTTGGGGAGACTTAACAGGTTGTACATTACCAGCTGCTTTATTCTGAGCTGGTGTAGCCTCCTTATACATTGTATCAGGAGCTGTCTTAGGACTGTAAGCTGGAGCTGCCTGTTGTAAAGCCTGCTCTTCAGCAAGGGCTTCAGCTTCTAGGCGCTTCAGTTCTTCTTCATCAACATAAGGGGTACTAGTCATAAGGTTTTACCATGTAAGAAACTGAAACGCCGTCCATCCGGCAGTTGAATAACCAATTTATCTCCGTGTTGTGTACGGGTTTTAGACACAATACGTGCTCCATTCTGTAGGAACACTTTAGACCCTTTAGCTGTACCGTAGTCAATACCATGGGAACCACGGGCTACATGACCAGCAAAGGTATCAGTAACAGGAATACGACTCAAAGGAACACGTCCAAATTGAGGATCATCAACAACGACAAAGTTATCAAGAGCTTTAGGCGAGAACTCCCTAGCAAACTCATTCTGAGGTGTGTTAGGGTTGTCTTGTTGTTTAACATCTAGGTGGGGACCAGTAGAAGTAGGTCCAATGTTGTCTGTAATGTAAGCAAGGGTGGGACGCATAAATGCTTGGTTACGAGCAGGAGGTGCAGTAGTATAAGGTTGGTCAACATTAACACCCATCTGTTGCATCACACGGATGATCTTACTAGGATAGGCAGCTTCACCACCAGCATAGCCACCAGCAGCAATAGCTTCAATAGCTTGACGTGGTGTCTTAGCACGTGACAGCCCAGGAGCATACCTAGGATCAGTCATGAGATTCATGAAGTCCTTAGCAGACTCAAGAGGAGAAGCATAGTCCCTCCAATAGGAACCGTTCTTTTGTGTACCTTGACCTGGACGTGCTTTGATGTTAAAGACATTGTTCTTACCACTGGTGTACTTACCCCAGCCAGACTCCAATGCCCACATAGCAGCCATCACCTGAGGGAACTTAAACCCAGATGCAGTACCAAGGGAGACAACATCAGCATAGCCATTGTTACCTGTACGTACAGTAGCAGGTGCATTACCACTACCAATGATAGTAGTATTAAGGCGATCCTGAGTAGTAGGTTGAGCGAAGATACTACGTAGTACTGGGTCATTGATTTGACTCAGTTGATCCCTAAAGCCAGGTTTAACTCGTTGCGTAAGACCAGCTGCCTTAAGTTGTGCATTAAGGATCTGGGTGGGAGTCATACCAGGCACTGCCCTAGACAAATCAGTATAGATCTGTGGGATAGAGATAGGCTTACCGCTAGCAATGCGGTTATCAATATCCTTGAGGAGAGCAGGGCTAGCCAGTACTTCAGTGTTAATTACATTGCTGTTGGCACGTACTTTCTTAACAACTTCAGAGGCTGTGATGACGTTAATAGCAGCAGGAGCACCTGGATGCTTACCAGGTGTGAAGGCAGCATAGAAAGCTTGTGTCTGACCTGCCTTGGCTTGAGAAGAGCCAATAACAGCAAAGGCACCCTTCTTTGTTTCAATAGCTGTGAGGACATCTAGGCGTGCTTTATTAGCAGCAACACCAGGTTCCATCGTCTTAGCGTATTGTTTAAACTTTTGGTTATACAACTTGAGGGCATAGTCAGATGCACCACGCAAGCTATAGTGAGCAGAACGATTAGTACTGTCACCAATCAAGTTTTGCTCAAGCGCTTTAGAAAGTTCACCCTTAATGGTCTCTTGTTTGATACCAGAATCAGAACGTTGTTGATCCAACTGCTGTGCTCGTGTACGCCATGTCTCACGTACTTCAATAGGAACACCAGGTTGATCAACATCATCAGCAGTGAGAGTACCTTGTTCGTACTGTTCACGGAACTGCTTACCCCAGAAGTCAGCATTTTGCTGCTCAGTAGTGAAGGCAAGGTAAGCTTGGAGACGATCAGTAGCAATATTGTTAGCCTTCGCTTCTTTGATGATAGAAGTGAGATCCTCTTCATTGGGGTTGTTGTTCTTCACCCAATCAAGTAGCTGATCCTCTTTACGCTTGTTCTCACGACGCTCTTGTGCTTCAATGAGTTGGAACTCAGACTCCTGATCTTTCTGTCTAGCATTACGTAGGTCGTCAACATCACGAGGGAAGCGATCATACCAACTACCCTGATCAGTCTGTGCCTCTTTGAGCATACGCTCAACATCAGCATCTGAGTAACGAGTAGTATCAGCTAGTTCTTTGAAGATGCTAGACTTGGCATCAGCGTTACCAACTGGTGTAACACCATCCTCTCTATAACTACGTGAGGTGGTCCTAAATGCCTCAGTAAGGCTTTCTCCAGTCTTGGTGCGTGACATACCACTGAAGGCATCATCACGCATCATGGAGGACTTATTGACGACATCTGACTTCCTAGCAGCCGCGATGAGAGAGTTATAAGATCCACGCATCTTCATCAAGCTTTCTACCATGAAGTCAGCCTTTACTTCAAAAAGGCCATTCATTTGTAGAAACTCTGTAAGAAGTGTAGGGAAGGACGCTGAACGTTCTTCAGCTGTAACCAAGTTACGCTTATCTAACTCACTTTGCACCCATCCAGGGAACTCAGCAGCTGCAAGCATGGAAAGTCCTTCGAGCTTCCACATGTCCCGTTTCTTGTTACCCGTAAGTAAATTGGTAACAATATACGGGTCTAGTCCCCTAGCTTGCACTCCTTCGGCGATCTTATCGTTGGCTTCACCAGCTTGGGATAACAAAGCTTTAGCATTGTCCTGCATCTGTTGCCGGTGCATTGGCAACCCATTAGTTGCAACATCTACAAGCGTAGCCGCCCTATCACGTTTATCCTTTTCTTTTTGATACTCAGTTAAACCATCAGCAATAGTGGTACTGAATTTAGCTAGACTTTCAAACGTAGCTGCTGCGTTCTTACCACGCTGCAGTTCGCTTTGGATCAGTGTTTGAGCATTCTTACTGATGGCTTCCTGACGTTGCTCAGCAAGCCTTTTCTCCCACTGATAGTTTTGATCACGATCTCGTGCTTCAATGCTGAGCTTACGCTCTAGACCAGCACCATACTCGTCCCGTACCTGTTTAATTTCCCTACGGTTATCCTCCATACCACGTATGATACGGTTGTCACGTTCTTGCATACGAGCAAGACCTTCCGTAGGTGCTTTAATAGGATCGAAACCTATACTCCGGGCGTACCCTCTGTAATTTACTTGATCCATTTACACAAATGTAATGTTAATGTTATGCACCTAATGCTTTAGCAATTGAGCCACTGTTATTACTGAGGAAACTAGCACCTGCCCCCATCCATGCACCAGCAGAAGATGCCATAGCACCTTTAATTGGTCTAGGACCGAAGTCAAACGCTTTAGGTTTACGTGGAGCGAGATACTCAGCACGTGGTGTAGTAAGAGGCTTAGGCGGTTGAGGAAGACGATCAGGACGCAGCATACGATTAGCTTCTGCTGCCAGGTCTGCACCGAACTTATCGTTAGCAATCTTACGTAGAGCCATCCTCGTATCAGTCTTAGCGCTCAACAGAGACTCAGCAAGGATTGCTTGGTTACGACCAAGAGCAGCAAACTCAGCCTGTTCTAACTTCTCAGCACTCCTACCCTGTTGTCCTTTAACAGCAGTAGCGCCTTCACTTTGAAGTGCCCTGATGATAATATCTTGGTTCTGGAATGCCATCTCTTTCATAGCATCTTCCAGTTTACGGTACTCAGCTTCATTGGCAGCAGCTTGTGCCATTTGGTTGAAGGTAAGTTGCTGACCGTAGATCTGCTCAGACTTAGCATATTGCTTCATCTGAGAGGCATACTCAAAGTCTTGAATCTTTAAGTTATACTGCCAATCCTGGAGATTAGTAGCATCCTTAAAGGCACCAAGTGCCTCTTCATTCCTTTGGTTAAGACGCCACTGCTTATTGCTGTGTCTATAGTCAGCCTTAATGCGTTGCTTACCGAACTGCCAACCTTGCAAGTCGTATTTATACTTAGCTTCTATAGCAGCATTCTGGGCATCGGCTTCAGCTTGACCACCTAGACCACCAAGGATAGAGGTAATACCTCCAATAGCTAACCCAATAGGAAAAGCCATCCTCAGGTCCTCCGATAGAAGCCAGGTGCATATTGTCCCTCCCACTGCATAGACACAAGACTAACAGGGAACGGAGTATTTGAAGTAACTTTCATTGTATAGTTGTCTGGCCTTTGATAAATGGGAACTTTATAGACATAGGTATCACGGAATGGTGAGGTATTAGATAAGTAGAAATCAGCAATCCTAGAACCCCCAATACTAGACCATTCAGGTCTACTGCGATCTCTAATGTTAAAGAAGACTTCACCACCAAGTCCTGTATAGAATGCCATACGGGAAGTGGTAGTAACAGCAGTAAAGTCAACACCTTGTTGACCCATGTTGTAGTAGTACCTAGGGAGTGTTACTTCCATGTTGTACTCATAACCAACATAGATGTAGTTACCACTAACATCACCAGGGATGTTGAAGTATGTACCACCACCATCAGCTAGGAGTGTAGCAACATTAGTATAACCAGACTCAGTACCAGGACTAGCTCCTTCAAGTAGACCTATAACATACCTAATAGTCTTAGTGGTATTGAAGTATGTAGGTAGGTATACCTTTGTGATATCAGTGGCTTGTGTATATGTAGGTGTAGTGCTTATCTCAGACCATGTATCAAGATAAGGATCTACTGCATTACCTAGGTTATTAATAAGACCACCAGTACTAGGTGCAAGTACTAACTTGTGCTCATTAACGATATAACCCTCAGTACCACTAGTGAGCACATAGAGTACATCACTCTGGATGGCTGTATGGATGACATTAGAGGGTAGTTGCCACTTTACCCAGGAGGCCAGAGGACGCTCCTCTCCCTGTTCGTAGAACCTATAGAGGTACATAGTGGGGGAAGTCCTACTAGAGGCCACCCACAGGCCATTCTGAGCGCTCCCAGAGGCTTCTGTGATACCTTGCGGGATCCACTCAGGAACAACCTTACTTGTCTCTAAGACAGTAGGCGTTTCTCGTTGTCCCCTAGTAAAGATCTCAAATACCCTAGACCAGCTTTGGTTACGACTAACATACATTGTAGTAGAACCTATGTCAATCGGTTTGATGTACCGATCACATTCGTAGTTAGCAATCGTACTGATTGAGCAGTTAGCAGGTGTCCATGCACCATTCTCAGCTTCCATCAGGAACTGTTGGTTATCACTGAATAGCAATAGACCCTGAGTAATTGGGATAACTGAACGTACAGTAGCTGGTTTAATACTAGCACAACTGAGGTCAATAGGATCAGCAGCAGTGATAGTAGTAGCAGATTTGTGGTAGAAGTTATAGTAATCTCCAGCTTGAGACATGGAGACATTATCCTGAGTCAGAAAGCCAAGCCTATTGTTAAACAGGAAGATATCCTGGATGGTATTACCAACAAAGGATGGGTGAGAGTTGGATTCATTATCACCAACCAACCGAGGTTCCCATTGCAACACGAATCCTGTTGGATTAACAGCAGGAGTTTGGCCGTTACTAGTCAACGACCCATCAAGGAACGTAGCAATAAATGTCAATGGACTAAGGCTAGTACGGATCAACGCTACAGGCATTGTAGCTGCATCGAATCCTGTGCTAACATCAGGAGCAACCGTCTCCTCCCAGTGACCACTGTTGAATGAACCAGTGACATTAACATTACCACTAGTTGTCTGACTGGTACCTGAAGTATAAGTGAACTGAGTAGTACTACTAACAGTAACAACATAGGATCCTTGTACTCCAGCACCAGTGGAGAAGTATACGTTAGCTAGATTACCAGTAGTAAAACCATGATCAGCTGTAGTGGTTACTGTTACAGTAGTTCCAGATTGACTGTAGGTACCTGCAACAGCAAGAGTAGTACCAATAAACTTAACGTAATAGTCATCAGCTGCACCAGAAGTATTGATGATCTTAACAACAAGACCACTGGTACATTGTTCTGGTAAACGTGCGATGTTATTAACCGCGTCATTAAAGACTCGAATGTAGTGACCATCAGAGCTAGCATTACCACCAGCAACTGAGACAGTCATATCAACTGTGCTAGTGAGTACCAACACACCGTCTACAATCGTTTTAGTAAGACCAAGACCAGTAGGGTAACCAATAGCATCTTTAATTCCCTTCATCACCGTCTCTACTGTTAGGTTTGTACCACCAGTATTAGACGGACTTGTGTAGGTATAGGTCTTCCTATTGATACTGACAACATAGTCTGTATCGTGCTCTACAATGAGTAGAGAGATAACAGCTTGACGTCGTGGATTAAATGTAGGTGCAGCAAGTGCTTGTACTGTCTTCTCACTGTTAACGATATAGGTGAAGTCGTTAATAGTAAGAGTTTTGATGCTACGGTAATCAGTAGCAGTAAGGTAGCTCTCAATAGATGCTTGCTTACCAGCAGGGTATGTGATGGTAGCAGCAGCCCCAGTCAACATGTTCCATACCTTAGGAACACCAGCAGAAGATACAGTAGCAATATACTTCTCTTGGTTATCCCTAAACATACTAAACCATGCAGCTGTGTTAGCAGTATTAGCAGTAAGGCTAGCTAACCTACCTAGAAACTTACCACCTGGACGCTTTAGCATACCAAGTGTAATGTCAGGGTAGCAGTTGATTGCTTCTTTAACTTGACCCAACAGCATCTTCTCATCAGCTTGTTGGGAAACACCACCAATGAAGTTAGGTATACGTTGAGAGATTGCTGTCATCGTGCAAGAGCCTTGAATGGTTTATAGCTATTGTAGAACCCATCACCTTGTTTGAAGCCAAACATAGTGTAGTCTCCTTCGTTGCATTCATACTCAAGACAGTTAGCCCTACGCCATGTCTCAAATGAAGCAAGAGCCTGGGTAAGGTTCACATCACCAACAAGACGAATAGCACAACGTGTAGCTGCTCGTGATGTGATGTAGTCTCTAAAGACCTGAGGGAGATCAGCAAAGTCGTAATACCACACCACATCTACCTCATAGGTCTTGGTAGTATCCCATACATCAGTGTGGCCGATCCGATCATAGAGTCTACCGTTTCTAACAACAGTGTCATAGTTACTATTAGCAACAGTATCACTTAGATCAATTTGTAACATACTACCAGTCATCTCTAGATAACCGCTAGTGTTTGGAGTGAGGGGGTATTCAACCTCTCGGTTAAATGTCCACCCCTCTGCCTGTACCTCCCGTGAGACTTGTTGTAGAGTCTCGTAAGTAATTGCAACTTCCGGGTTGATTACAGCTTCGACAGTAGAACCATCTTCATACGTGATGGTCTGTGCCTCGATGGTGGTAACAGGCGCCTGACCAATAGACGCCAGAATTTCATTAACAGCTTGTAGCTCAGCCTGAGCGTTATTGGTTATCGGCATAACAATGATGTTATAAAAGAATTAAAAAAAAGGGATCCCGAAGGACCCCCATTTATACTAATTAAGCAGCAGTACGGCTGGCGTCAAGTGCCGGAACATCGGACTCAATACCAGAGTAAGCATAGCGGAGGCACTGAGTCTCCGAAAACACACCAGAGGCGGTAGCACCACCGTGAGTGCGGGATACCGAACGACGAACAGCGTGGTTGTCAGAGACAGCCAGGTTGCCGTTATCAGCATAAGTAGAAGCATATGCGCCAGTTACGGTGCGGGTAGCGAAGTTAACGTTACCAGCAACACCATTACCACCAGCAGCAGTAGAAAGATTAGCCATTAGATAGTACCTCAGTTGGTATAAGAAACAGTGTCAACACGGAAGGTGGCAGCAGTAGTACCAGCAACCGACAGCACATCACCAACGCGATAGCCATCACCACCAGCAGCTACAGTCTGACCATCAACCACACCATCAGTGACAGTAGTAGTAAGGGTGCAGCCAGTGCCATTGATGTTGTCAACGGTGGTAGCTTTAGTACCAGCCACTTGACCAGTACCACCACCAAGGCGAGTTACGGTAACAACCGTACCACCTTCACGACCAGGCTCAATAGGAGGGCGTTGATTATAGGTTTGGCTAGTAGTTACACCAACACCATCAACAGTAGCGAGTCCCATTATGTCTCTCCTTTATCAGGAGCGAGCCGACTGCAGCTCAATAGCAGCAGCGGGGTTCAGGGTACCGCAGCCCATAGCCAGACGACCCACGATCAGGTCACCCTGGTACATCACAGACACATCACCAGAGGTGGTCTGCACAGAAGGAGCGATAGCTTCCACAACACCAGCAGCATCCTTGTAGTAGATCAGACCACAGTGGGTGCTGAAGTTACCGGAGTAGTCGTTGTTCTCACCGTTGACGGAAGACACGCTACCAGCCAGGAAGGGCAGGTTGTTGGAACGCTTGATGGAGATACCAGCGATCTCATAGAGACCCTCACCAGACTGCAGGTTACCGTTGGTGTTACCATAGTCACGGTTGAGGATGTTCGAGTCGACTTGCGACACCAGAGCATAGTACTGGCGAGGGCTGAGAACAGCGGTACGACCTTGCTTGGGCAGGTTCTTCTCATCGAGAATAGAAGCAGCCTCGAAGAAGGCGTCAACCAGTGCCTGAGCGTCATACTCTTTGTTGGCACCGAGTTGGATCACAGAACCGCCGGGCTCAGGACCAGGAGCGGCAGTGATGGGGTGAGCTTCACGAGCAGCCTTAGCGATCTGACGGAAGATCTTCTTGTCATAAGCCTCAGCCAGAGCATAACCAATCTTCTTGGCGATCTCAGAACGCAGGCTATAGTGAGCCAGGGTCTCATCCAGGTCATACACGAATGCACTAGAGATGAGGAGGTCATCACAGACGATGGTCTTCTCTGCCACCGGAGGATCACCACTACCCAGGATCGGAGTACCGGGCTCGTGGTAAGCCGCTTCCATACGGCCAGTGAAGATGAACTGCATAGCCTTACCATTCTTCAGGGTACGGCTCTGCACAGTGCCCTTAGCGATAGTCGCGCCTTCATAGGCTTTGAACATCTCGCCAGAGAACAGTTTCAGATAAGTTGCGTACTTGGTATCATAAGCAGTACCAAGAGCAAGGGGGGTCGAACTAGTGTTATTAATCCGACCTACAGGAGTTACAAGAGTGTTAGCCACAATAGTTTAAGAGAGAGTTGTTTACGATGTAGTCCTCTCTAAGCGCTTAGAATTTTTGTTGTCTTTTTTTTTGTTGTCGTCTCTCCGACTGTCATGGCAAAGGGTATCGGTCGTAACCGGCCTAAGCCAAAGAAAAGGAGGTCCTACTCTGAGGTGCCTCCAGTCCAAGTAATGTTTTAACCTTACGGAGCTGTGGGAGAAGAACCGTCAGGGTATTTAATAGAACCCTTAGGGCTCATCTCAGTTGTGGTTTGACCACCAGGATATGGGGCAACCCAAGGGAACTGATTAGTCCAATAGAAAAGGTTGTTACCAGGATTACCGATATACTGTACGTCAACCGAAGACACCTTCGGATCAAAAGGAGTAGCGCGTGCCATAATTAACCAATGATAGGAGCAGTGTGTGCTGCAAGATCTAGCGGGAAGTTGTGAGCATTGCGTTCATGCATCACTTCAAAACCAAGACCAGCTCGGTTAAGAATGTCAGCCCAAGTGTTGATCACTTTCCCTTCAGAGCTGACAAGGCTTTGGTTAAAGTTGAAACCATTAAGATTGAAAGCCATGGTCGAAACGCCCAGAGCAGCAAACCAGATACCAACAACAGGCCAAGCAGCAAGGAAGAAGTGAAGGCTACGGCTATTATTGAAAGATGCATATTGGAAGATCAAACGTCCAAAATAGCCATGAGCGGCAACGATGTTATACGTCTCCTCTTCTTGACCAAACTTGTATCCATAGTTCTGAGATACTTCTTCAGTCGTTTCACGAACAAGACTAGACGTAACCAAGCTGCCGTGCATCGCGCTAAACAAAGACCCACCGAATACACCTGCAACTCCAAGCATATGGAAGGGGTGCATAAGGATGTTATGTTCAGCCTGGAAGACAAGCATGTAGTTGAAGGTTCCCGAGATACCCAAAGGCATAGCATCAGAGAAGCTTCCTTGGCCAAAGGGATAGACAAGAAATACAGCGGTAGCAGCCGCCACCGGGGCAGAGTATGCGACACAAATCCAGGGCCTCATCCCTAATCGATAGCTAAGTTCCCACTCTCGTCCCATGTAAGCATAGATGCCAATGAGGAAGTGGAACACTGTAAGTTGGAACGGACCCCCATTGTAGAGCCATTCATCAAGTGAATTAGCTTCCCAAATTGGGTAGAAGTGAAGTCCGATGGCATTGCTGCTCGGAACGACGGCTCCCGATATGATGTTGTTTCCATAGAGAAGGCTACCTGATACAGGTTCACGGATACCGTCAATATCCGTAGGAGGGGCTGCAATAAATGCAATGATAAAGCAGATAGCTGCAGCCAGCAAACAGGGAAGCATGATCACACCAAAGTGACCAATATAAATGCGGTTCTCAGTGCTGGTTACCCAGCCTAGATATTTATCCCAGAAGTTTTCGCTCTTCTGAGGGAGAGCTAGAGTTGCGGTCATCGTAAAAATCGAAAACATCTAACGCCTTATGGGCTCGACGATCACCCAAATACGGTAGCATTAAATTTAACAAGCGGGTTACATCTTTTCGATTACCAACTTGCCATTTCCAAGCATCTTTGTTTTGATGTGACCGACGTGGGCAATAAGTAATTTTGTTGTTTATGCAGTTAGCCAGCCTAGCGAACTTAAGAAGAACGTCGTGATCTGTGCTAACTAATTGAAGGTAGCAATAACCTTTTTTCTGACTAATGGAGATGGAACCTTCGCCCTCAAAGAGTCCAGCCATCCATGCGGAATCCGCGATTGTGATATTCATTGAAGTTAGTTAAGACGTGTTACTTTAACTCGCCCAACTCCAGAGGCAGTGAGACCGATAACATCAGCCGCACCTTTACTGAGATCAAGTCCCCTACCATATTCGTAGGGACCACGATCGTTGACCGTCACCACGGCACACCTCTTTAGACATACACGTAGGCGTGTACCAAAGGGGAGTGTCTTGTGCGCTGCAGTAAGGCCGTTTTGATTGTACCGAGATCCACTCGCAGTAAGGCGGCCATTAAAGCCTGGACCATACCATGAGGTAATCACCGACAGAGTAGTTAGAAGAGGGATCATAATAAGATAGCAAGGAACATTTATATTTCCATCTACTCATTAAGGCTCAGCACTACTCGCTAGGGGCTGAACCTCTATCGATCAGTAACCCTTCTTAGAGGGCTTCATTTTAACAGGCTTACCAGCTTTAGCGGCTGCCTTCTTAGCTGCTGCTTTACCAGCAGGAGTATAAGGATACTCTTTGTTTCCGACTTTAGGCATGATAGTTACTTCTTTTTAGCTGTTTTAGCTGCCTTCTTGAATTGAGCAGCAGTAGGAGCACCAGGTGAACCAGGCTTCCTCATCTTCTCATCAGAACCAGCTTTGATACGCATACGCTTAGCATTAATGTTAGCGTACAAACCAGGCTTAGCCATTTAACATTTCCACTTACGTAGGGCTAGTGCTTTGCGAGTAGGTCGTCCCTTCTCGTCTTTCATCGGTCCCTTCACACCACCCATGCGGGCACAGAAGGAACGCTTACGTGGCCCTCCTTCAGGCTGTGGGGCCTTCAGGTTAGAGCCAGTAGCCTTGTTATATTTGGCACGACCAGCAGCCGTAAGGCCGCCAGTACGTGACTTGTGTACACCAATCTTTAGGCTGACGTTACTTTTTCTTTCCGCCATTACCTTTGTGTCCTTTGCTTCCGCAAGCCATTAGAATACTCCAGGGATAATTTGACCGGTTACGATATAAGCGCCAATAGCAGCCACGAAGCCAAGCATAGCAAGGCGACCATTGAGGAGTTCAGCACGTTCGTTGTAAGGCACAGTGTAGGATTCGTCAGTATACATGGTGGGTTCTTTAGCGAAGATGTTAGTGTCGTTCATTAAAATTGAATGTTAGAGCGTTCCAGTTTATCGGCTACATCAGCACGATAGGCTGGGTCCTTATCGTAGCGAGGGTCACTCATTGCTGCTACCAGTTCAGCTTGTGAACGGAATGCATCACCAGTATTACGTGGTGCAGTGCCAGTAAGCATCTCACCATCATACCCTACAGCATCTTGGTAGCGTGCATTCAATGCTTGAGCAGCAAAGAACATAGCAAGAGGGTCACCACGATCCATAACAGCATCATACATTGCTACCTCTTGTTCAGAAAGGTTTTGACCAGCCCATTGAATCATGTTCTGGTATTCAGCCTCACCACCAACTGCCTCTTGGATCTGTACAATATCATCTGAGGTAGCTTGGGGTACCTGTGGCTGTTGTGCTCCACCTTTCTCAAGAAACATGTTAGCAACATCAACAGGACTCATACCCTCGACTTTACTAACAAGTTCAGGATCCCATTCACCAGTACGGTAGGACTCCATGATGGTATCATAGAGATCTACCTCATCGTTCTCCTCAGGTTGCTCTTCCTCTACCTCAGGTTCAGCCTCTTGAGGTTCGGCTTCTTCCTTGCCACTGAGGCGTTTCTGTAGTTCAAGGTAACCACGTTCCAACTCCTCTGCTGACTTGTACTTACCAGCCAACAACTGTTGCTCTTGCTCAGCTAGACGTTCACCAACTTGCAGAGAATCAAGTTCTTCAGCAGAGAACTCACCCTCTGCTTGCTCATACGGATTAAGTGTAATTTCGTTTGCCATTTGCTGTGATAACGGTTAGATTTCCAAGACCTACTGTCTTAACGAAATCGGGGGAACGACCGATGGTGGGTTCACCAATCTTAGTACGCTTCATAGAAGGCGTAGCTTCAGTTGGTTGATCATCAACTGCGTCAACCGAAGGGACTTCCTCCGGGGATGTTGCTTTCTTGTTCGATCTCTGGGATCTCGTTGGTGTTTGTTTGTTCATTTGATCCGTTTAGTAGTTCTGGATTCTTTGAGGGATCCAGTAATGGAGCCTTAGCCATGTTAGGTGCTTGCTTGAGTTGCTCCATTTGCATGGCTTGTTGTTGTGCCATGTCTTGTTCTTGCTGCACCTGACTCATGGACTTAACCAGGTTCAGTACATCAATACCTTGAGCAGCAGCAAGACGCTTCACAGCCTCATCTACATTGAGGTATGTACCCAATGCTTCAGGTCCAAGTGTCTGTGCAATGACAGTAAAGAACTGAGTCAGTGACTCTCGATCTTGTCCCCTACCAAGTGCATTGATACCAGCAACAATCGTAGGGCGTACAAGATCCTTAGGAATACGTGGGATTTCTTGTGTCTTCTGTAGTACAGAGAGCTTACGGTTCAAATATGGGACAAGGAACTCAACAGTAAGGAGGCTGAATAGGCCACCGAGTTGTTGCTCCAGTTCCATCTGAGTCATACGTACTTCCTCAGCAGTAGTACGCTCACTGTTACGTACGTTGAGGATAAGGAATGCTTCACTCAACCTACGCTCTAGTACGCTAGCCATCTCCATAGCAGTCTTGAAGTCTGCCGTCTTGCCAACTTGTACAACAGAGATGTCATCAGGTCTTCCCTGAATGATGGCTCCGTTGCCCGCAGCCGAGAGTGTTTGAGGCTTGGTAGTACTAGAGGGGGAGACAGTAAAGACCACCTTAGCGGCGACTGCAGAGCCCTCTACGAGTGCTTGCATGAGAGCCTCAAGGGAGCGTAGATCACCAAGGAACTCCTCGACTCTACCACGACCAAAGGCTTCACCATCTACTACATTAAACCTGAGTACCAACCAAGGGTTAGCATCCAGTGGTGCCTTACCTTGAGAGCCAGGGATGATCTTATCAAAGACTTCCTGGTGCCATACCATGCGATTGTTATCTCGCCTTACATGTGTGTAAACATCTACGTCCTCCTCATTATCAGCTCCATCCTCACCAGGTGAGTTAACAGGAAGACTTGTGTTAATGATAGGTGCTAGAAGTTTACGACTAATACGTTCTCGTGTAACGATCTCTAGGATGTCACCGTTGCCATCTCGATCTACGACATACCTGTTCAATGGATACAGCTTCAGCCCTTTAGGACCCATGTAGATCAACGCATTACCACCTACAACCAGATGCTTTAGGGCTTGGTGTACGGTAACACGATCACTAGATGCTGCAATGATTTCCATGACAGACCTCTCCATCTTAGCGAATGAGATATCAAGGTCTGATCGTGCCTCTGCTGGGAGATCTACACCGATCTTTGAATCATCGATCTGTAGCTTAAAGAAGCTGGTTTGAGGAGGTAGAAGAGCAAGCATCAATTTAGATGCTAGTGTCACCACACCCTTTGCACCAACACTTTGCCATGGTGTAATCAACCTAAGATTAGTTGACCGTCCCACATCATCATCCTGTTGGATAAGAGTAGGGAGGGTTAACTGAGAACACTGTACAGCTGTGTCGAGAAACGTGGAACGATACTTACTTAGATAATCGTATCTTGTTTTAGCTGACATTTACTATACGCCTAGTGTATTGGTTTGTGGGGCTACCCGTTGTGATCCATAACCTTGTGCGCTACGGCCTGCCATCTGTCGGCTGCTCTTCTTGCGTCGAAAGCCTTGTGCCCAGTTAGCAAGAGCTGTTTGGAATGGGTCCATAACTTCAGGAGTCATGGCAGTCGGTACAGTGGGGACTGCCTCTTCAGCAGCAGTTGTACCAGCAGCAGCAGTGCCTCCTTCAGTTGCACCAGTAGCTGGGGCAGTAGCTGGGGCAGTAGCTGGGGCAGTTGTGCTTGGTTGTATCAAACGACTAGGTACTTCATACTGTTTACCAATGCCTCGTACTGTTTGACGACCACTGGGCATGAGGTCCATACCACGTGGCAGGATTGTGCGAGCTACAGCTGGTGAAGCTCCACCAATGTAACCATCTTTTCCTTGGTAACCACCGGTTTCACGTGTTCCAACCATACCCTGAAGCATTGTACCGAGTCTGCCAGTACCGAACATTGGTTTCTCACCCATCATCATGGGGCCTTGCTTCTCTGCTTGTCGAGTAAGGTAGTTGGCAGCACCTGACTTAAGGTTGATGCCTGTCATGTCATTACCAGCCAACCTTTCGTTGATCTTATCAAGACGCTTAACTACTTGACCACCTGATACATTTTTACCGCCTGTGTCAAGGATATTCTTGAGTTCCTTACCTCCAATGCCACCACCGCCACCTGCAATCCTAAGGACTTGGCCAAGTGATGTTGGTTTAGATTGAGCAGATGCTCCCATTGGGTCAGGACCAGCGTTTGTTTGCACTGGCTTCTGCTTTGGCATGTCTTTCTGTTTAGCCATTGTTCTCTTCGTTGAGTTGGTGTTGAATCCACTCGACCACGGAACGTTGGCCGGCGGAGTACATTATTCGTGAGTGTGAGTCATCCGGGTGGGGATTAAGTGGTGGGAAGTTCTCTTCCAGTTGTGCTACAAGAGAAGTGAGCTGGAGACCATGGGTCTCAAGCATACTGAGGGAGATTGGGGTTTGCATGTTCAAAGAAGGCAGGCATACGTGCTCGCTTTGTATCAGAAAGCTCTGGAGCCTTCCCTTCATACATCAGCCGATCGCTTGCATCCAGCCAAAATTTTTTGTCCAAATATTTATTGGTAGATGCCTTGAGAGGTGACATAACCCAATTGATAGTCGCCTTACGTAGCTTGTCAAGGGAGGGGCTGATCTCCAACCCCATCTCCTTACACACAAGGCTATTAGCTGCTACATGGACTTGCTCATCTCGGCTGATGTCAGCGGAGACTGTGCGGAGACCACCGTCACCATTAAAGCGGAAGAAGGGGAGTAGTACGAAGAAAATTGCACGCTCGGCAACAAGTGCTTTAAGGACTGTGTGATCAGGATGCGCTTCCCAAGCATCCCTAAGTCGCTTTGCTTCGGCTTCAGCAGTCTCGTCAACACCCAAAGCATTGGCGATGTAACCGAGAGCCAGGTCGTGGTTTTCTTCGTCCTTGACATTAGATCGGAGCAGGTCTGCCGATAGGCTTGGAATTTCACTAAGGGCATCTTGAATGAAGCTACCAACGGGGAGTTCCATGTGCCGCATTGCAAGCGCACGGTAGATAGTTTCTTGTGAGCCATCACGAACGGTTCCAGCAGTGGTTTGAACAGGAGTCCAGGTACGCTTACGTTGTTGTAGTTTTTGATAAGGGTTCATTCGCCGCAATTACAATCAGGAGCTTGGGGCTGACTAGCGCCAGCCGGATCAGATAGAATAGACTCCAGGTAATCATCGACTTCAGCTTCATCCAGTGCTGCATATGCGCTGGATTTATCCTGAACGTCTCCCATCACTTGGAGTGAGTAGTAAAGAGATGTTTGGGGGCTATCCAGCCACTCCTCAATGAATTGCTCATCATAGGTGATCATATCAGACCAGCTATTGAATGAGTAACCATGAAGAAGACCCGTCTTATCGAGCATACGAACAACTTCATCCGCAACTCGCTTGTAGTTCTCCCAGCCAACTTCAGAGGCGATTTCTACATCGCCATAGTCGAAGCTCTGGACGCCGAAGGTACCGCTATCACGGTCAACTTGGCGGGCAATAGGAGGGGCAATCTCAGGGCAGGTAGTAAACCCACCCAAGTCCTTGTAACGGTAGCTACAGGACGCTGTAGGTGCAATAGCAAACGCTCGATCCATCTTGTTGATACGGGCGGTATGTGCTGCTGCAGTTACACCAGCGTTGATCTCAGCTGCAAGGATATGGGCAGGGGTCTGTGCCATCTGTCCATCATTGATATCCTTGAGAGCCTCACCAAATTGCTTGTAAGTTACTCCATGCTGCTTAAGCATGTTTGCCAACCCAAGGAGTCCGAGACCGACTTGGCGATCAGTCTTTGAAGGGAGGTACTCTCCGCTTTCTCCAACGTTTGTTTTGCCGTGGAGTGAGCACAACTCGGACATTCCGTTGACAAATGCACCCTGAATGTCATTGAGCTCACATCCGCCGAGGTTAACATGTTGCAATAGACAGGTTCCGCGTGAGGGCAGGTAAACCTCCAAGCATACGTTACCCCTGATTCGATTCCCATTCTTGTCTACCTTTGTTTTGTTGAGCCAGATGTCACCCTTTTTGATTCCTTCAAGGAGGGCGTCCTTAACTTCTTGGGTAGCAAGCTCCCACCAGTGTTTATTAATGTTGACGCAGCGTTTAACCCAAGGCAGATCAGAGCGGAGAGCAGTAATAAACTCCAACACATCAGGATGGTTAAGATCAAGGTGTAGTACAACTGCTCCATTCTTGTAGACACCTCCACGACGAAGGATCTCATTTAGTGTTGAGTAGATCTTGGCAAAAGATACGGGGCCTGATGCAACCAAGCCTTTATCATTCTCCTCTCCTCGTGGCCGGAGTTTAGATAGATGGACTGCAACTCCCGCTCCATAGCGTAGAGCGTGGCTAACAAATCGCCAAGAGGCTTCGATTCCATTAGGACCCTCCATGGTGTCCTCTACAACAAATACGGTGCACGACACAGGAAGTCGTGAGGTAGGATCATCGATCCAAGATTGAACGCGCCCAGTACGGGCAATAAGATCAGTGGACATACTAGACAAGATCACTAAGGTTTGGTGGTTGATAGTTAGGACCCTTGAGGACTTTACCATCCTCTCGGTAGATAGGTTTACCGTCTTCACTAAGCTTACTCATGTTGCTTTGGTGAACACGATAGAGAGCTTCATCTAGATCCCATCCTAGGTTCTCTGCGTATTGATAGCAGACATAGACAAGATCAGCTAGCTCTTTAAGGGCATCGGTAGCGTTGACTACGAACCCAAGAAGTAACTGATTCTCTGCATCAAGGAACTCTTTGAATTCCTCAACGATCAAAGTCCGCTGCATAGTCCGTGAAGCTGGACTCGTACTGTTCGTTACTTGGAAACCAGCCCGGAACTCCTTTGCTTGCTGTTGTGGTGATGCTTTCAAGCTCATTTTGAAGATAGTGGATTGCTTTTTTAAGATCTTCTACTCGGCTGTCTTTGAAGCCAGCACGGCAGATATATTTAACTGCATTACCAAGGTGGTAGTTCAGCCCTTGGTCTCTGATGAAGTCCCAAACTTCAACGTTTCCTCGCTTGTAGTAACTGGGACCTGTGGTATTTGAGTTGGCCATTTCTTAACTAGGTTGGATACTGTATTACAGAGAGTAAAGTTTTGGCGTTGTAAAGCCATGAAGATAGTGATTACATCTTCTAGCTTTGTCTCTGGGCTACGCAGTGCATTCTCAATCTGTTTGAGTTTGAACTGCTGCTCCATCGTCAGTTCTAGTACTGGAGCTGGGAGACCAAAGTCTTGGTTCTTGATTGGTGAAATCATAGTCATCACATTGTAGAATCTTAGCGAGGCGTGCATTCATGAGAGCTACATCTTCTCCAAGATCCTTCTCAGCGAATGCCTTGACTACTGTATCCCAGGTGTAGCCTTCCTTCTCGAATAGAGCAACAGCACGTTTGATACCAATACCAGGTACACCAGCATAACCATCTGTTTGGTCACCAGCTAGTGTCTGGATGAGGTGCCACCTGCGGCCCTCCTCAGGCTCTACAGTAACCACTCCATCAGTAAGGTCATAGAGCTGCCCAGGGATCTGTCGCATGTCCTTGTCGGGGCTACAAAGGATGTGTCCTGGCTCTTTAGTGGCGTAGATACCAAGGGCATCATCAGCCTCTAGTGTAGGCATCACAACAACGGGATACTCTTCCTTGAGTTTGTTGATGACCCTTTTGTAGCCGCACGGCTTCTTTCGATTGCGATGTCCTTTATACGCTGAGTCAATAGATTTACGAAAGTTGATAGAATCAGAAAAGAACAGAATAGAATCATCGAAGCATCCAAGGTCTGTTGCGATGTTGTATAACTCTCGCTCGACATACTCATAGGCTTCTTTGAAGTTGGAGGTAACAACGATGAGGTCTTCTCCAAAGTCGATCTCTGTTTCAGCTCCTGCACAACATTTGTAAACGATAAAGTCAGCATCAATGAGTAGACTCACTTACCTTGACCTCGACGAAGCTTGCGTCCATGGGAGGGAAGGGATCGTGTACCATTGCCTTGGCGGGTACGTTTGTATTTAGCACGGGACTTGAACTCTACACGTCCTAGTGCAGTTTTTGATTTAACAGCCATAACGGTTGGGTGGATTAGTGGACTTCAGCCCAATTACTGCCGATTTTGCCTTCAGCAGCTATGGGAACGCGGAGGTTATAGTATTCACCAGCCAGTGCAGCACAGAACTCAAGGTGTTGTTTGAGATCCTCTGCATATGCTGGTAAGCATTCCCACTGTAATTCGTCGTGGATAAATGCTAGTTGATGAGTGTGACTAAGATAGTCGTTGTCAATGGTAGGGAAGTTCTCGTTAGCGATGACCATCCACCGCTTAGCTACAACACCTGCACCCGATTGGAGCAAGTAGTTGAGAGCTTTGTGTGGGCTATCTACAGGTATCTTACGTGTATCTATGGACCTGATAAAGCCTCGCTCACCTGCTTGACGAACAGCGGTAAGAAGACTATCCAAGCCGTCAATGGCAGCAACATAAGCACTTCGTATCTCAGCCCCTTTTTCTTTTGCCTTGTTCGGGGAAAGGCTTTGGTCATAACTAAGTCCTATCTTTTGATCACCTGCACCATACAGGAAGGCATAGGTAACTGTCTTTACTAGTCTCCTTGAGATACCTATCTTGTCGGCATTCTCTTGGTGTATGTCACCGTTGAGAAGCACGTCTCCGTATCTGCCCCCATCATAGCGAGCTAGGTAGTGTGCAAGCATTCGTAGCTCAATACCAGCTAGGTCAGCACCAACCATCACTAGCCCAGGTGTAGCAGTGAATAACTTCCTGAAGCTTAGATCGCTTGGTACCTGTGCAAGGTTTGGATTGCGGTGTGCACACCTATGGGTGTTCGTAGCAACCGAACAGTGGTGGTGAATACGGTTACCTTTGGTTAGCTTGAGCCAGGCATTCTTACCCTCAGACAACATGCCAAGCTGCTTAGTTAACTCAAGGCAACGGAAGAACTGTAGTGCTTCCTCTGTGCCTATGTCTTTGAGAACAGTTTCATCGATGGCAGTCTTGCCACTTGCTGTCTCTTTATCAGGCACCCAACCGTGGTGGTTCTTCATGACCCATGCAATGTGATCACGACTGCCAGGGTTGAACTCCTTCAGCTTAGTGAGAGGAGCTCCTGAGACGTATCCCGTTGTGCGGTTAACTCGTTTAGGAGTGAACTCTCGGTCTTTAATGAGAGGGTACCTGTTGCGTAGTAGTTGAGTAAGTGTTTCCAGTTCTCGTCGGAGACTCGACTCAAGTTCCCATGCAGCTCTTTCATCAAAGCACCACCCATGTATCTCTTGTTGGGTGAGGATTGTTGCAACGTCATGCTCTAGTTGGATGAAGTCAGGTATGGATGGAAGTGTTGCCATAACTTCTGTGTTACTTGTACGTCTTGTAAACAATAATCTTGCATCTCTTGTGACCAGCTCTTCCAATCAGTATCCTTACCAAACTCTCCCTTATGTTCTCCTAGCCTATAACCGTAGGACTCCAGTGAGTGGCGTCCTTGAAGTTGTGGTGGCATATCTTTCCACCTACGCTTCTGATCAGTCTTCAACATGTCAGCGTGATAAATGCGACTGAGAACCAAAGTATCCACAACCCTAGCACTGACGGTAAACCAAGGATAGAGCTTACGGAGCACAGGAATATCGTAACCGATAATATTGTGACCAATAAGGCAACAGGCATCTTCGAGTAGCTGGACACCTTTCGTGATAGGTTGCTCACTACCTTCATCATTGAAGACAAGAGTTTGTTTAGCGTCGAGATCATAGATACCGATACAGTGAACCTTGGTGCAATCATCGTATAGTCCGTCAGTCTCTAAGTCAAAGATCAGGTTCACTTACCAGTCCACTTATAGGTCTTATCAACGAACTGTGCTCGCTTGATTGCCTCAGGTGTAGGAGCGTTAGGTTTAGTTAGCATTGCTTGCTGATGGGGTGATTCAAAAGTCTGTCGTTGGGTCGAAGTCATTAGCTTCAGTCTCAGTGAATTTACAAGTGTCGAGGTCATAGGTAAGCTGACAAGCAACACCTACTTCCCCACTATAACGGTTTTTGAGGACTCGCACAGTCGTTGAAGAGCCTCCTCGATCCGCTTGCTGGTTCCGTTCAAGCGCAATAACTCCATCTGACAATTGAGCAATAGCTGCCGAACCTCGAAGTTGTCCAAGGGTGACTCGGGCACCTTCTTCATGGTTTGTGTCATTGGATGTACGCCTAAGGTGTGATACAAGAAACATAGCAATACCAGTACGCTCTACAAGAGAACGTAGCTTGGTCATAGTAACATCAATCATCCGCCTCTCATCACCCTCTAGTCCAGACATAAGGATGGACAAGTGATCAAGGAAGATGACCTTAGTATCTAACCCGCAAGCAAGGTATTCAATTCGGTTATAGATAACGTCTGGGTCGAAAGAACCGAAGCCATCAAAAAGAAACAGGTTCCACTTAGCAAGACTGTGATTATAAGCTTCGGTGAGGGCAGTTCGGTCATGGTTACCAAGGTGAAGTGATTTACCAACAGCAGCGGACATCAGTCCCAGGGCGGTTCTACGGTTACTTTCTTCAAGTGCCAAGTAACCAACTCGTTCTCCGTTGTTAAGAAGGTGAGTTGCGAGTTCACGGCAGAAGCTGGATTTACCAATACCAGAGCCTGCAGTAATTGTGACAAGCTCTCCATACCGTATCCCATGTAGCTTCTGCTGGAGTCCTTCAAAGGGGTAGTCATGATCTGATGGTGGGTTCGGTGTGGTAACTACTTCAAGTAGACTCTTACCGTCTACAATTCCGTCTGGACGGTAAGGTTTCGCGTCCCAAATAGCTCGACGAATCGCTTCAGTGTCATTGACCTGGAGAGCGTCTGACGCATCCTTGTATTCCTCAAGTCTTGCGATCTTTGTCTTGCCAGGTGGAAGGACCCCTGCCGCGTCCTCCGCTGCCTTACGGCCCGCGTCGTCATTGTCGAAGAACAAGACAATCTCTTCATAACCCTGGAGCCATTGGAGAGCCCGTTGAATCGACTTCCTGGCCGCTGCGGCACCGCTAGGTAGAGATACCATCGGCCACCCCGGCATAGCCTCACTACACGAAGCCGCATCGAGTTCCCCCTCTGTAATGACGACTCGTTTTCCAGTGGCGGGAAACAAATGTTGTCCAAAGAGTGTTCCAGGTGTTTCTCCCTCATAAGTGAATAGTTTACTCTTTGTCTTTACCTTGCAACCTTTAACGACTCCAGCATCGTCGAAATAATAGAAGCGTAGAACGTCTCCGTCTTTATAGATGCGGTATTGTTGACAAACCTTTTCTGAGATGTTCCGCTTTTGCAGCCGCTCGGCTGAACCTTGGAGTTGGACATTAGTGGACATTTTATGAGTGTGAACATCGCCATCACCTTTGGTGTAGGCGTTACATGAGAAACAAAAAGTGTGGCCATCTGTATACAGGCTAGCTGCATCAGATGACCCACAACTATTACACGGTAAGTGCCTGACGAACTCGCTTTCGGATGTCTGCATACTCTCGTGCCTGCTTATCGTGATAGTCGAACCAACTGTCTAGTGCTTGATAGAAACCTTTAATGATGTTCTCCGTAGTAGCTGGCTCATCTGCTTGTACATCAGCCAGCAGGTCTCCGAACATATCAGTGTAGAACTCAACAGTACCGTATTGTGTGGGACGCATCAGTTTTTGTGGTAGGTTTGAATCAGTTCTTCGTAAGCATCGAGTTCATCCTCGAATGCTTCGATGATATCATTAGGTGAGCTTGTCTTATCAAGTGATTTAATAAGCGCACCAACAATAGCTCGGATCTCTTTTACGTCAGCCATGAAATAGGAATCGAGTGGAAGGAACAGTATTGGAAGCCATGCTTCTCACACCACTTAGCGTAGGTGGTCTTAGATCCTTTGTAGATCTTGTTGTGGGGTGACTGAAACACGAAACGAATATCAAGGTCAGGATGTGCAGCCTTGACTGCTTTCATCTTACGCCTATCCTCCTCCGTTAGTTGACCCTTGGTCTCTAAGTAGATACCGTTAGGTAGGAGGAAGTCTGGCGTGTAGTTGCATTGCAGTACGTAAGGCACCTTGGTTGATTCGTATTCGTATTTCACACCCAGGTTGGTGAGAAGATCAGCGACCTTCTCTTCAAGTCCTGAGCGAAAGGCCATCAGAAGTCATCATCCTCGACGACATCATCACTAGCCTCATCAGTGGCTACAGTAGCAGGCACCGAGCTAGCCTTGAAGCCAGTGGTCTGACCAAACAGTGCAGCTACCTCAGTATCACCAAGGTCACCGCGATCAATACCAGCAGCACCACCAAGCTCTACGATCTGGACACCAACAAGCTTAAGACTAGTGCCATAGGTGACACCATCCTTGAGGATGTAGGGCTTCTGTCGGAAGGCAAGCTTAACCTTGCTGCCACTATAGACAGGCAGGTCACGGTTAGTGATAGGTGTGCCCTCACTATCTACAACAGGAGGACGGTTCTCTTCATTCCATGAGAACTTAGTTTTGTAGGAACCTTCAGTGACCTCTTCCCACGGTTCAGGCTTGAGGACACTACGCTTAGGGTTCTTCAGTTTGGACTCTGCCCACTTGAGTGTTTCCTTACGGTCATCCTCCAATGCTTCGATAAGCTGGGAGTCCAGGAGTGCAGACAGTGAGTAACCAAACTTAGAGGGTTTCAGTACAGCTTGATAACCTTCAAGGACAACAGGCTGTTGAGTAACGTGGATGGGTTGTGACATTAATTAATTGGACAGGTTGAGTGCTTAGGTTTCCCTAAGCCAGTCGGGGTAGTAGGATTCGAACCTACGACATCTCGCTCCCAAAGCGAGTGCTCTACCAAACTGAGCTATATCCCGTGGAGTGCCGTGAGGGAATTGAACCCTCCTATCTGGTTCCACAAACCAGCTCCTTAACCACTAGGCTAACGGCACAAGCCCCCTGTCAGATTTGAACTGACAACCTACGGTTTACAAAACCGTTGCTCTACCATTGAGCTAAAGAGGCAGAAAACCCACATAATGTGGGATACACTATTAGCAGAAGAAATATGTACTCTCAATAACGGTCTCTGGTTCTAGATCACCAATGATCGGTGGTTCAGACTCTGCACCAATGTATTGGGCAAAGTCTCGTAGGTAATCATGCTCTGCGAACAAGTGCATGTAGGTTTCTCGTACAATGGTGGATAGGGTAGACATATCCGTTGCACGACAAAGCACAGAATCGTGAATAAGAGCAATAGGGGCATCAAAGCGTAGGGCACTCAAGTGCAATAGACTGGCGTCTAGACTGTGAATAAGGTTAGGAGCTGTTGCATTCTTGTGGTGGTTGAGGTCGACCTCATCAGTCTCTCCAACTGCCACCTTCATCTTACAGCGACCCAACAGCTGTAGCTCCATAGACTGGAACTTCTTCTTGTTGAGCTTCTGGTGAACAATAAACCCAGATGGAGTCCTCCATTCAAGGTATCGTACACCACGCTTTACAGCAGCTGCTACCTCAGCCTCAATCCATTTCATAACAGCCATAGGACCTGGTACGACCACATCCATAGCTGACCTGATAGCTTGAACAACTTGAGTTAGCTCTTCCTTCTCAAGCTCTAGCCCATCCTCCAAGAAAGCCTCTTTGATGTAACCCCTGTTGGAGTAAGGCTTAGCATTGTAAGGGATAGTCATAACACAACGCTTGGTCTTCTTCCTATCTAGGAATGGACGTAAGCGTTCAGGTACTGATGACATAGCAGCTTCAGCGACTACCTTATAGGCATCCTGAGGCTTATCACCAGGTAACACATTAACCAGTCTTGCAGTTGACTTATCTCGTGCAAGTCCAGCCAAGATCTGGAGACCACTACAGGTTGCATCAACAGCAACAAACAGTGATGTGAATTGTCTATCAGCTGTGATCACACAATGATAATACTCTTCACAGCTTGCTAAGAATTGCCATGGTTCTTCTGCTGCCTCCCATTCAGGTAAAGATCCGATTGGGTCAGTAGCAATACGACTGATGAGTGTGATGTTATTCTCCACCCAAGCTAGTCGATCAGACATGGTTGCTTTATCTAACCCATAACAAGTCGCTACTTGAAAGGCTAACCACGACTCAGCTTCTGGTGTCATATAAGATCCATCAGCAAACCTCAGTAATGACTTACCAAAGTCAGTGTCTTGTGGTGTTAGAAAAGCAGGGATAGGATAAGCTCTTCCTCTATAGTCAAATGACCATGGACAGAAGAACCTATCTCTATCCTTGAACCTCTTAGCTGCTTCCATAGTCATGCGAGTTCTACATGACTTCTTAGGTTCTTGTGCTTGTAAGTTCAACACCTCCGCTGCTCTTCTCCGATAATCCTTACGGCTATCGTAGTTGGTTTCAATGTCAGCAGGTTTAGCAGGTAGAGGGTGATTAACAACTGGTAGGAACTTACCAACAGAGCGTTCCATTATAGTTAGCTCCTCAGCAACCCCATAAATAAAGGGATTGATTTGGTAAGCTACCTTCTGAATCTTGTTCAGAAAGGCAAGAGGAATCTCCTCCTGTAGACGGGCGGGGTCTCCCCTCCGAACCAAGGAGTAGCCTCGCATCACCTCATTGAGTAGGTAACCACCAGGGCGATCGTTAGTCCAATCGTTTGGTTCGATAAGCATTGGCCATGCAAGTGGAGCAAATAGTTCAGCTTCACTCATGACCTTATCACGGATCTCAAGGAACGCAGGTGTAGGTGCAACAAACGTTACAGTGATCTTACCTAAGCGACGCAGATCCTTAACGAACCAACCACTAGTTTGCATGATGCAATCAAGTAACCATGCACCTAGCTTGATGCGATTAGCTCTACCCCAAATCTCCCACTCAGGTACCTCACATCTGTTCATCAATGTTTTGATGACAGTTAGCTTTTGTTGTGTACCAATAGACTTGTGGTAGTAGTTCTTTTTGAGTACAGCTAACAGCCCAGGTGCAGTCTTCTCATAGTGTCGCATCTGACACTCAGACTCAACAGCATGACCAATAGCATCACACACTGATTGCAGTTGATCACTACCCTTGGTGGTAGAGAATACCTTATCAAAGGTGATCTTTAGCGAAATAGAGGCAGATGCTAGTGGCTCTAGCTGAGAGACATAGTTCTTGATGACATCAAACTGGTGACCTGATCCACGCTTGAGACGATACTCACTACTCTCCTCTATGTGTTTAACAAGGCTAGGCAGTAGCGCATCAATAGACGTTATACCATAAACTGTAGCACTAGCATAGCTTTGTTCTTGCAGCTTACGGGTGTTGTCTCTGAGGCGCTGGAGTCCTTGCTTGATTTGCTCTCGCTCTAGAGCTACTTGCTCATCGATCTGTGCAGGTGTTGCCAATAATCAATTCTCAGTGAGTGTGAACGAAGTGAACGAATTCGTTGTCGTCGATCATTTGCTCTTGTGCAAGCTTGATGATCTCATCACGATGGGGATGGTTCTCGAGCTGCTGGATGAGTTGAGCAAGACGACGGGAGAAGGTAGTGTTAGACATCAGTTGAAATCAGTAGGGGTGAGGAAGTGAATAGACTCGTGATCAACAACCGTGAACTCAATGTCAGGTGTGTCAATCAGTGCGTTAACCTTAGCCTGAGCAGCACTACGCTTTTGGTAGACATACTCCTTAACCTTACCAGTCTTTAGGTCAGAGGTGCGGATGATGCAGCAGACTGAGCTAGGTAGTTCCCAGCCTCCTACCTTCCACGACATGATCTCTTCAAAGGTATGCTCGTGGAACATGTCATCATCAGCATCCTTGTACTCTTGCCAGTTGTTAGGGAACTCTTTACGCTTACCCATCTTACCATTCTTCCGTTTGTTTGACATTTACTAGTTGTTCGTTACGTTGTTGGGATAGTTCAAGAGCAGTCCATGCAGCCTGCTCAGTACTAGGTGCGAGTAAGTACCACACACCACTGGTGAGGGTTACCTCGTACTCACGGAGACCTTTATAGGTGGTGTACATGATCAGTTACGAACACAAAGGAACTTAGCAACACGCTCAAGTTGTTGAGTCAAGTACGTAACTTGCTCAGCATCATAGTACCCAGCAGTTGCTTGAGTACGTACACCTTGAGCAACAAAGTCAATCAACTCAAGACGCATCTTGATTTGATCTTGGGTCAGTGCTTTAGCCATTAAACAGCCTCGTTAAGTGCAATATCAGAGAAGTCATCAAGCCACGCATTTAGTGTAGCCCACTCTACCTCATTAAGAACCTTACGAGAGTCATCACACATTAGAGCATACTTGACTGCCTTCATAATAGGCTTGAACTCATCAGGGTAGACATCAACTTTAATCGCTGTGTCGTGAGTGTGAAGCAACATTTAGTAAGATTGTGTTTGAGTGAGGATGAACATAAGCTCTAGTGCTGGAGGTGCTAGTTCACCATACTCATCCATGTCTGCTTGCACATAGGCAGCACGTAGCCCTCCACTTTCAATAGTTGTACGCTTATCCCAAGCATCATTGAGACGCTGTTGAGCAGCAAGAACTAATTGAACAATGGTGGGTACTTTGAGACCATCCTGTGTAGCCCATACCCAATCGACATGCTCCATCACTTTATGGACACGTTCAAAGTCAAACGTGTTGAGGCAGTACTCGACTGCTTGTTTCTTGTGGTTAGTCATCTTATGGAACGCAGTGGAGTAAGAGTTGGTCAGTTGTTACGAAAGAAGAAGGTACCGTTAGCAGTCTCAATGCTACAGAAGTCATAGCGTAGGTTGTGATCCCACACATCTTGCCAATCAATAGCAGCCATTACAATGTCAGGGATCTGTGCATCCATCACCTCAATGACGAAGTACTCAGCGAATTCCTTCTCAGCATACGATGAGTAGCTATCGTGGGTGTACTCATAAGCATCCTCGAAGTCACTAGCAGTGTTGATACCGATGTCATCGAGCTCATCCATGAACTCAACAGTCTCCTCATGGGTCCACTTCTCACCGAGCATGTCAGTGATCTTATCATAGAGATCCTTCTCATCATTGCTGAGGTCATCGTACTCTTGGTCCATAGTATCAGTGTTGGTAGTAGGGATTACACCTCGTGCATTGAGCAACTCAGTGTAGAAGTCTACATACATAGCCTTACCGCTATCGTACACATAGCCTGCGTCCTTGATCATATCAGTGCGAGTCAGCTCACCTCTATTAATAAGGGGCATCTTGTCATTGACGAAGTTAAGAAGTGAATCACCCTTGAGCATAAAGATAGGAGTGGCGGTGGTCATAGTTAAAGCCTCGTGAGTGTGAACGATTTGAATTACTCAGGTGTGCTAACGATATCTACATAGGCATGAGGATACATGTCACAGTAGCTATCGAACATCATCTCAGCCTCACTATATGTATCGAATGACTCAAGGGCAATCATGTTACCCTCATCATCCATGCGAGAGATAGTGTACATCATACGTTGGTAATGTTGTAAAGGTAAGCATCAATGTCATCATTAGCACGAATGAAAGACTCTACATCTTCCAACTCGTAGAATGGATCACCATCTACATCTCCATAAGGATCAACTAATACATACTCTTCATAGTCATCACCCATGCGTTGAACTAAGTCATAGCTGGTACAGTCTTGTACAGCAGCACGAAGGTCATCAAAGATAAACGTTGTCATTGATCTCCTTAATAGCGTAAATGGTACCGAGAGTGGCGAGCGAAGCGAGTCGCTCACCTGATTAGGATAGTTAAGGTTAGCATCAGGATTTAATCATCTCCATCATAGAAGGTGTAATGGGTTGGTTAAAGGTAGAAGTAATCATATCAAGTACAGCCAAGATCTCATTACCAGTAGTAGCCTTACTGAGAAGACAAGTGGCTACTATACGATCAACGGTGATAGACATAATAGTGGTGTGATTGTGATTAGTTAATGATCAGTAGGTGCACTCATTGTCATCCTCAATCCAAGCAATAGAGGTGTACATAGCCTCGCTGTAATTATCAAACTTGTAGCTATTGCAGTTGGCCTCCATCCAATAGAAAGTGTTAACAGTGGTGTCATTCCAGGTTTGGTTAATGGTGTTGGTCATAGTTAACTCCGTAGTTGTTGGTGTTGTGAACAAGTAGCCATGATCTAATTTATTAAACACATGTGGCTCTGTGTTAGTGTGCGTTAGCACGCACTAGTGATTAGATACGGGTTCGTGTAGTCAGGTAGAGTTGCTACCTATAACTACTCGCGGGATCGCTCGCTCCGCTAGTTCCGTCTTGTGACGAACCACAACTATTCTATTATCAAGGTGCCCGGTGGAGCTCAGCTCTCGCCTCCCCCACCGACTCATCTAACATACCAGCCCCTAGGCCGATGTGTCAATCCCAAGAACCCAGTGGATCCGTGTAGCCCCCTAATTGACCCTATCAGCGTTCCTTATCGATCCGAACCGTATTGATATTGGGTGAGTCGAACTGAAACAGCACTGGTGTCAGGGACTGACGCCCCTGTGTGATAAGTAACAAATAGCGTGAGTGTGAATACTGATGAGCACAAGGTGTGAATACTGTGAACACAGGACAATCTGTTAATAATCGCCTACAAGGTGCCTCTATGTAGCGTTAGGGCTCAGTATACCTAATAACTGTTAGAGGGGCCTTATAGCGGCTTGTAGCGGTGGCTGAGAGCGTTATAGCCGCACTGTCATACTGGTATATGCTGCGCATACAGATCACTTGATATCTAGCTATGCCTACACCTTATCATTCAGCGCTAACCGATAACAATACCTTATCATTGTATCTCAGTAACTCATTGCTTATTGCGATTCATTCTCAATAAGGCGTGACTATAGATGATGACAGTGCTGCCAGTATCCATGCTCCTGTCCAATGTCCTGCGTACCTGTGCCTGATGCAGATACTCTGGACAAAGAAATGGACATACGCTGGGCGTCCTTTATCGCAACTTTTTGCCACTGGTATTCTCAATAGCTCTGTCCTGATGAAAAACAATCAAACAGTGCTCGGGATATTTACTGTACGTCCCTGTATATAAGGTAGGGGTACTGGGGGGAATTGCGGGGCCATCTGGCGATA